CTTAGTATACGATGACTGAATTTTTAAGAGAAATAACCAATGATAAGTTGGTGCCAAAGGTGAAAACTGAGTCTAAACATAATGACTTATTTGAGTCTGAAGAGACTGAAGAAGATGAAATTTATGATGATAAGTCATAATACAAATTTACTGTAATAAATAAACCTAGATTATAGTAAATGCGTGCCAGTAGAAAGACTTAGTAGAGGATTTAAAGACTTAAGTGCTAGTTTTCAAACTAGTCCACTTAATAATGACCTCATAGCGCTAAAGAATGAATCTGCTATAGCACGTTCAGTTCGCAATCTAGTATTAACAGTGAGAGGAGAGAGACCTTTTCAACCAATTCTTGGTACAGGGGTCTCTCGTCTTTTGTTTGATAATATGGATAAGTTAACTGCAGCTGCTATTCGTTCTGAATTAAGAACCACCATTGAAAACTATGAACCTAGAGTAGAGATTAATGAAATATTAGTTGAACCAGATTTTGAGAGAAATGCCTTTCATGTAACTCTACAATACTTTATTATTGGTATGGATGTGCCAGAACAAGAACTCACCTTTGCATTAGAACCCACAAGATAAATGCCTTTAGTTAACTTTAGCAACGTAGACTTTGATCAGATCAAAGAGTCCATTAAGGACTACTTGAGAGCTAACTCCAATTTTACTGATTATGACTTTGAAGGATCTAATCTATCTGCAGTCATAGACACCCTAGCATACAACACATATATCTCTTCATATAATGCTAATATGATAACCAATGAGGTTTTCATTGATAGTGCCACTCTCAGAGAAAATGTGGTATCTTTAGCACGCAATATTGGTTATGTACCTAGATCTAGAAAGGCAGCAGTAGCAGATGTATCCTTTAGTGTAAATGCTTCTAATACAAATGCAGTCACATTAACCCTCAAAGCAGGTATTGTATTGACTACATCATCTCAATTTGGTGGAAATAGTTATACTTTTACTGTTCCTGAGGATATAACTGTACCTGTAACATCAACTGGTGTAGCATTTTTTACAAATATTAAGGTTTATGAAGGAACTTTTGTAACTCAGACCTTTACAGCAAGTTCTAGAAACCCAAATCAGAGATATATTCTTCCAAATGCAGGAATTGATTCAGATTTAATCAGAGTTATAGTAAAAGATAATGAATCTTCCACCGTAAAAGACAAATATACAAGATTTTCTAACCTTTTTGGTGTAGATTCATCCACAATGTTGTTCTTTTTACAAGAAATAGAGAACGAAAGGTATGAAATAATGTTTGGAGATGGTGTTTTTGGTAAAAAAATTGAAGAACCTAACTTTATAGAGGTAAGTTACATAGTTTCTAATGGTGCAGAAGCAAATGGACTCAGTAATTTTAGTTTTTCTGGTAGATTAGTAGATAATAGTGGTTCATCTGTGACCAGTGGAGTGTCTTTAGTGTTCACAAATCA